AAACTTGGTTAGAGGGAATTGTTTTGAAAATGAACTATAAGTCATTTACTCAAATTGTTATTTTGGGTAGTAGTAACTTTGTTCCTTTTATGCAATTAGCAGCAGCTACTAGAAGAGAAGTCATTGAAGATCTTTTAGATATTAAAATCTTTTCTTCAATGAACTCTGTATTAAAAGATCGAGTTAAAACTTGTAGAGATGAAATTAAAAATTTAGAATATAAAAGAGAGTCTATTCAAGACAAACTTAACATGCAACAAAGTTTTATTGAACAGATTGAAAATATTGGAAAAAAAGATATTCAAAATAAAAATCAAGTAATTAAAAATATAAGACAAGAAAATGAAAAGTTACTAGTTGATTCTCTTTCTTTGGAAGATACGTTAGTTCAAAAACAAGAACAATTAGTAGATTTTTCTGGTGCAACTGATAAACTTCGTAAACTTGGTAATCTAAAGGGAAAACTATCTCAAAAAATTACAACAGTAATTGAAGACCACAAGTTTTTTACTAACAATACGGTTTGCCCAACTTGCACTCAATCTATTGAAGAAGATTTTAGAATAAATAAAATTAGTGACGCCCAAAATAGAGCAAAAGAGTTGCAGTCTGGTTATAAAGAACTAGAGGAGGCAATTAAAGAGGAGGAAGATCGAGAGCGTCACTTTACTTCACTATCTAAAGAGGTAACTAACCTAACGCATGAAATTTCTCAAATCAATACTAAGATCTCTGGATACCAAAGACAAATCGGAGATCTTGAACAAGAAATTCAAACTATTACCGATCAACTTAAAAACAGAAATACTGAACACGAAAAGTTAAAGGAATTAGAAGATCAATACGAAGAATTGCGTAAAGAGACTGATTCTAAAAAAGATCTTCTAATTAACTATAATTTTGTATCTGATTTACTGAAAGATGGTGGAGTAAAAACTCAAATCATTAAAAAGTATCTACCTGTAATTAATACTCAGGTAAACAAATACTTACAAATGATGGAGTTCTTTATTAATTTTAAACTTGATGAAGAATTTAATGAGTCAATTGAATCTCCGATTCATGATGATTTTTCTTACACTTCTTTTAGTGAAGGTGAAAGAATGCGTATTGACTTAGCACTTCTTTTTACTTGGAGAGAAATTGCAAAACTCAAAAATTCTTTGAACTGTAATTTAATTATATTTGATGAAACATTTGACTCTTCTCTAGATACATTTGGAACTGATGAGTTTATGAAAATTATTCGTTATGTAATTAAGGATGCAAATACTTTTGTTATCTCACATAAAGAAGGAATGCGAGATAAGTTTGCTGAAGTTTTAAAATTTGAAAAAATTAAAGGATTTAGTAAGGTATCATCATGAAGGTTTTAGTCACTGGACATAGAGGATTTATTGGAAGAAATGTATTCGCTGATTGGCAAACCACCCACAATCATTTGGTTGTGGGAATGGATTTTCCGTATGATATTGATAATTTTGTTGGTGATGATTATGATTTGATTATTCATTTGGCAGCATTTGCAAATATCAGAGAAAGTCTAGAGAATCCTCAAAAGTTTTATGAGAATAATGTAGTAAAGTCTAAAAAGATATTCGACTGGTGTAGAGAGACAAATACTAGACTTTTATATGCTTCCTCTAGTGCTGTAGAGGAAGATTATTGGGAGAATCCTTATGCTATGACAAAGTGGATTAATGAACAAATGGCACCACCCAACTCTGTTGGGATGAGATTTACCACTGTTTATGGTCCAGACAGTCGTCCAGATATGATGTATAGGATGCTTGAAGATAAAACTGCAACCTACGTAACCAATCATAAAAGAGATTGGATTCATGTTAATGATGTGTGTCGAGCAATTCGTTATCTTGCTAGTAGTGAAATCTGTGGACCAGTTCCTGTTGGATCTGGTAAATCTGTCTATGTTAAAGATCTTGCAGAGAAGATGGGGATGGGTCACTTGCCAGTTAAAGAACTGACCCCAGGTGAAAGACAAGATAATGTGGCAGATACTATAATCCTAACTAGTATTGGATGGTTCCCAACCATTAACGTTCTGGACACGATCAATGAACACCCCAAATTGGCAACATCATAGTAAAAAAGAACAAAAGCGGAAACTTAAACCGCAAGCACTTCGACAAGCAAAGGCACGACTGAGCCACTTCAAAAAGCAGCACATGACCTCCCCCAAAAAGGGAGGTTCTTCTGTAGTATACGTTCACACGATTCAAATCAAATGACTGTCCGCCACGAAATCAAGTCTCAACTCGCTAAACTGCTTGCTACCGAAGACCTTGTGGTTGAGCACAAGAAGGTAGAGACTGCTTGCTTTAATGTCCACACTCGTGTCCTTACTCTTCCTATGTGGGAGAAGGCAAGCAACACTGTGTACGACCTTCTGGTTGGTCACGAGGTCGGTCACGCTCTCTATACCCCCGATGAGGATTGGTTGAAGGAGCACAAGATTCCCCCGCAGTTTGTGAATGTGGTGGAAGATGCTCGTATTGAGAAACTGATGAAGCGTCGTTATGCTGGTCTTGCCAAGACCTTCTACAACGGTTATAAGGAACTTGCTGATGATGATTTCTTCCAACTTAATGACGACAATCTGGAAACCTATAATCTTGCTGACCGCGCAAATCTGTGGTTCAAGATTGGTAACTATGTGGACATTCCTGTTGAGCGTGGCGAAGAGACTGAAATCATCAACTTGATTGCGGATACCGAGACCTTTGCTGATGTTCTGATTGCAGCAGAAGCACTTTATAAGTATTGCAAGCAAAAGCAGCAAGAAGAAACCAAGACTCAAATTGACAGTCTTGAATCTCAATCTTCTGGTGCAAGTCAACAACCTGCCTCTGACTTCTCTGATCAGCAGGAAGGTGAGAATAATCAAGAACAGCAAGATACTTCTGAATCTCCTGCATCTAGTGAAACTAAGCAAGAGAAGCAACCTAAGAATTCTCCTCAGGGTGGTGAAGAATTTGAACCTGAAGTGAAGACGATGGATAATCTTGAGGAAGCTCTTAAGGAACTTGTAGAAAATTCGTCATTTGAAAATATTTACTTGGAACTACCTGAGTTGGATCTTGACCGAATTATTGTTCCTAATTCTGAGATTCATTCAAAATGTAATGATACTTGGAAAGAATTAATTGAAGATGTTAATCTTCGTGGGAATTCTGTTTTTGGTGAAGTTGATAAACGATATCAAGAATTTAAAAAGTCTGCTCAAAAAGAAGTTACTTATCTTGTCAAAGAATTTGAATGTCGTAAAGCAGCAGATTCTTATTCTAGGTCTTCAGTCGCTCGCACTGGTGTTCTAGACTGTTCTAAACTTCATACATATAAGTATAATGAAGATCTTTTTAGAAAAGTAACCACTCTTGCTGAGGGTAAAAATCATGGATTGGTTTTTATTCTGGATTGGTCTGGTTCAATGTCCGATGTAATGGTAGATACTATTAAGCAGTTGTTTAACTTGATCTGGTTCTGTAAAAAGGTTGCAATTCCTTTTGAGGTCTATGCGTTCACCACTGATTATCCTTTGGTCAAATATGAACCAGACGGGAAAGCAAATCTTCGTATGCTATCTTATAAAAAACGTGATGGTCTCATTCAAGTGGGAGAGTGGTTCTCTTTGATGAATATTCTGACTAGTAAAACAAATACGAAGGTTTTGGAAGAACAAATGAAAAATATCTTCCGAATTGCACATTGTTTTGACCGTCATTTTTATTGTGGATATAGTATTCCTCCTGGTCTCAGTCTCTCTGGAACCCCATTGAATGAATCTTTGATTGCTTTGCATCAGATTCTTCCTAAATTTCAGAAGGAAAATAAACTTCAAAAAGTTCAGTGTGTGGTTCTTACTGATGGGGAGGCTTGTAATATTGTTTATCATCGTGAAGTAAAGCGTCATTGGGAAGACAACTCGTATTTGGGCACTGCTCATATTGGTCCTAATGCTTATCTGCGAGATCGTAAAACAGGTCATACCTATGCTTTTGATGGTAACTATCATATGATTACCGAAGTTCTACTTCAAAATCTTAGAGACAAGTTTTCTAACATTAATTTTATTGGTATTCGTATTCTTGAACCGAGGGATGCTGGAAACTTTATCCGTCGTTACTATGGTTGGTATGGTGATGAGTTGGATAAGATGATGAGCGTTTGGAAAAAAGAAAAAGCATTTACGATCAAGAGATCTGGATATCATTCATATTTTGGTCTCTCTGCTACTGCTCTTGCACAAGGATCTGAATTTTCCATTGAAGGGGATGCAACCAAATCTCAAATTAAAAGTGCTTTTGTTAAAAGTCTTAAAACTAAAAAAATGAATAAAAAAATTCTTAATGAGTTCATTGATCTGGTAGCCAAATGAATTTAAAACATGTAGTTAAAGAAGAAACCAAAGAAGTATTGGTTGTGTGTGATAGTGCAATCACTGCTATGGGAGTTGGTGCCTGGGTAAAAAAATATTATCCAGGATATACTCCTAAAATAATTTCTAAACAAACTTTTGAAGGACTGGGACAATCCTAGAACCGTCTACTGACAACTCTTCTTTGTCCAAAGTCCTTGTATAATTACTTTGTTGAAACAAACCACCTAACTAAATTATGCCTCGCAAACTTGCTTTGAAAGACGAACAACTGATTGCTTCCATTCAAGAACTTTATGGTTCTGAAATTACTTCTGGTGATCTTAGGGGTTTTTGTGCTTCTCGCGGTTTGAATTATCAGACTGTGACTCGTCGCCTTGAACAATATAAGTCTGCTCGTGGTCGCTGGAATCTTGAAGTGACTCAGGAGCGAGTTGAAGAGATTGAGCGCACCTTCCAATCACCTGCTGCTCTTCCTGCTATCGAACAAAATCTTATTCCCGACAAAGATGATACCTTCGTCCAGTTTGGTAATTTTAAAGATGTTAAGCGTATTATTCAATCCAATCTTTTTTATCCGACGTTTATTACGGGTTTGTCGGGTAACGGTAAAACGTTCAGTGTGGAGCAAGCTTGTGCTCAACTCAAGCGTGAACTCATTCGGGTAAACATTACGATTGAAACTGATGAAGATGACCTTATTGGCGGTTTCCGTCTTGTTGATGGTGCCACTGTTTGGCACAACGGTCCAGTTATTGAAGCCCTTGAGCGAGGAGCGATCCTGCTACTTGACGAGGTTGACCTTGCCTCCAACAAAATCCTTTGTCTACAATCCGTGCTAGAAGGTAAGGGTGTGTTCCTGAAAAAGATCGGTCGTTTCGTAAAACCTGCTGCTGGTTTCAACGTGATTGCCACTGCTAACACCAAAGGTAAGGGTTCTGATGATGGTCGCTTCATCGGCACCAATGTGCTCAACGAAGCATTCCTTGAACGCTTCCCTGTGACCTTTGAGCAGTCCTATCCTGCTCCTGCTACTGAGCAAAAGATTCTGGAAGGTATTGCTCTGGACCTTGGTGTGGAAGACCGTGACTTCTGCAAGCGTCTGGTGGACTGGGCGGATATTATCCGCAAGACCTTTTACGATGGTGGTATTGATGAAATCATCAGCACCCGTCGCCTGGTTCATATCATCCGCGCCTATAGCATCTTCCAAGACAAGGCAAAGGCAATCCAAGTGTGTGTTAATCGTTTTGACGATGAAACCAAACAGTCCTTCCTGGAACTGTATGACAAGGTTGATGCTGACTTCAAGATGCCTACGGGGGTATCAAATGAAGTTCTTCCTAATATTGACGAACCCAGTCCTTTCTGATATAATTGGGGGAGGTCAATATGCCTCCCTTTTGTACTTTAGTATGAATTAAAAAATGTCTAAAACTTATGATGAAGGACTTCTTGATTTGTCCTCTTTTGCGACTGCAGTAAATCAAGACTTTTGGGAAGAAGATGGAATTAGTTTGGTTGGTAATCCATTTGCATCTCCAGGTTCTTCTGATACAATTAACTTCTCTACTTCTTATGTTGGTAGTAGAGTTCAGGGTGGTTCTTACGATGACAAAGTTGAATTTAAATTGACAATGGACAACACGAACGGATTCTGGAAGTATGAGGAAGATAAGACTCTGAAAGAGGTAGAGCAGTATCTCTCTAGCACCTATCATTCTCATTACACTTCCGAAACATCTAAAACCCAAACTCTTGATTTGATTGAGAGTATTGGAGATGCAGAAGCATTCACTCGTTCCAATGCTATCAAGTATCTCTCTCGTTTTGGTAAGAAAAATGGTAAGTCAAAGCAAGACATTCTAAAGGCAATTCACTATTGCGTTCTTCTTTATCACTTTGCTGGTCTTCATAATGAAAATAAGGGAACCTATGAAACTTTCTGATAAAACTCTCAATCTTCTTAAGAACTTTTCTAACATTAATCAATCTATCCTTTTTAAAAAAGGTAGAAAACTTCGTACCATCAGTGTTATGAAGAACATTCTTGCTGAAGCGGATATTACCGAAGAGATTCCTAAAGACTTTGGAATCTATGATCTCAACCAATTCTTGAATGGACTAGATCTTCATAAAGATCCTGCTCTTGATTTTGCTAATGACAGTTATGTTGTGATTCGTGAAGGTAAAACTCGATCCAATTACTTCTTTGCTGATCCGAATGTAATCATTACTCCTCCAGAAAAAGAACTTATTCTTCCTTCTGAAGATGTATCATTTAGTATTACTTCTGATCAACTGACTCGTCTTATCAAAGCTGCAAATATCTTCCAACTTCCAGACTTGTCCGTTATTGGTGAAGCAGGTGTTGTAAAGATTGTAGTTCGTGACAAAAAGAACGATACCTCTAATGACTTTCAAGTTATTGTTGGTGAGACTGAACTTAACTTCTGCTTTAACTTTAAGGTAGAAAACATTAAGATCATTCCTGGAAACTATCAGGTCAGTATCTCAAGTAAACTTTTGTCACGCTTTGACAGTAAAGACTATGACCTGAAGTATTATATTGCTCTGGAACCTGATTCAACATTCAAATGAACATTTTTGTAACCTCTCCTTGGCCTGCTGAAAGTGCTGTCTGTCTTCCTGACAAACACATTGTCAAAATGCCATTAGAGTGCTGTCAGATGCTCTCTATCGTGGCATCTGACAAATGGGGACATGGATACGGAACTCTTCCAAAGTCTGATGGAACGCCATATAAGACAGAGAAAGGAGCATTCCGCAATCATCCATGCACCAAATGGGCAATGGAAACGATCCATAATGCCTATTGGTTAATCAAGTGGGGTCTTAACTTGTCAGATGAGTATGCCCTTCGTTACAATAAGATTCACTCTTGCTATAAAACACTTGTGGATG